ATCATTGTTTTACGCTGTTTTTTCGCTTGTTACTCACTTTCCAATTTCATGGCGTGAGAGGTTGCAGCGTGGCACGGCGTGGGAATCGGTGAGGCGGTTTTACCAAAACACTCAAAAAGCCAGTGTTTTACACTGCTTTTTGCGGGTTGTTGTAATCCGTTTAAACCTATGCAACAATTCGGGCACTGGCGCACGGTGCGCCTAGACTGGAGTAGAAAACATGGCACGGCACGCATCACCTGCAACGGCTAACCAAGCCAAGCAGACAACCCGCCTCCGCAAAGTTCTTTGCGAGGTTGACGGTTACATTGCAAGAATCTCACGCTCAACCCTTATCACCTACGGCAGCCCAATTTGCCCTGCTTGCCGTCAACCAATGAGGGAGGCTCGCTAATCATGACAACAACCTTTGGAATGGAATTTGAAATCCAAGGCTTGAACCCAAGCCGTGCAGCCTCCGTACTCAACAACGCGGGCATCACATGCAGCGCAACCAATGCGACACATGAAACCTCCGACAACTGGAAAGCCGTTTATGACGGCAGCGTTGGAAACGGCGCGGAGGTTGTATCCCCAATCCTCAATCCTGCTCGTTTAAACGAGGCTCACAAAGTCACCAAGGCGCTCAAAAACGCAGGCGCACGGGTTGACCGTGCCACGGGTTACCATGTCCACATTGGCGTAAACGCCTTTGGCGAATGGGGAAACGGTGGCGAGGATAATCTCGCCCGTTTTGTTCTCAACTGGTACGCGGTACATGGCGCAATCGCTGCACTGGTGGCACCAAGCCGTTTAAACAATCGTTACTGCGCAATCCTTGACCGCCGTTACGCGGAGGCTCAAGCCACCTTCACGGCGAATCAAAACCGTGGCGCAATGAATGGAAACCGCTATACATCGCTCAACCTTGAATCCATGCACCGCCACGGCACCGTTGAAATTCGCCTACATCAGGGCACGCTTAATGGCGTAAAAGCCATCGCATGGGCGCAATTCGTGGCAAGCATGATTAACGCCAGCGTAAACGGTTCAGACCTAACCGCCATTGATGAACTCAACCCTTGGAGCCTTGGCACGCTGCCACAGGTTGAAACCTGCAAAACCTTACTTGATGCGCTCGTTGTGACTGGCAATCTCAACTCCAGCACTGGCGACTGGCTCAAGAACCGCGCCACCAGTTTAAACGGGTAGGCGTGGCAGCCCGCCCCTAGTGGGCGTGCGTGGGTGCAATCCCCACGGCGGGCACGAACACGGCGGAAAGCCCGCCCGTGTTTAAACGAAAGGACTGGCAGACATGACCGATTACATGGCGGAAACGGTGGCATGGCTTGAGCGTAACGCTTGGGCATTGGCAATCGTTGCAGGCGGTATCATCGGCGTACTAGTTTACGCGTAACGGTGACGGGTTGACGGGTTAGCCGTTGACTAGGTGCAATTCCTAGCAACCCACGAACGCCACGGAAAGCCCGTTGCGTTTAAACAGATAGGACTGGAAACCATGTACGAACAACCAACAGCACGAGAGCAATTCGCACGCGATTGCATGCTTGTATTAGAAAACACACGCCCCGCATACGAACACATCATGAAGAAAGCCAAGCGTTTAAACGCTAACGGCGAACCAGCGAACACGAACACGCACGCCTTGGCTGAATTTATCCGCGACTATGTGGAGAACACCATCGGCTTCGCCGTTGACCCCAAGCACAAGGAATCGGGAACCGTAGGCGCGTTACTCATTGCGCAACTCTGCACGGGTTGGGGAATTGACCCCTTCTATGACATGGCGCAAGACTTCATGCACGCAGCAGCAGAAAGCGCAGGTGTTTAAACATGAATCTAAAACAACACCGCGAAATGCTGGAACGCCACGCAGACCGAGCCGAACAGGAACTAGGCGAACTCAAAAACCTGCTCGCCAAGGCTTGCCATGTGAACGCGCTCAACGAGCAGGAACTTGAAAACCTAGTGGAACTTGTGCGCGAGTACGAGGGAACTAAATCACTCTACGAAGGACTAACCGAACAACTAGAAAGTGTAGGTGTTTAAACATGTTTACTTGGCAACGCACTGAGAACGGCGAAACCTCCGCAATCTGCACAACTTGCGGGCGTATCTACAGCATGAGCAGCGAATGGGACAGGGCAAACCTTGACTGGCACGAACACGGAAAGGCAGGTGTTTAAACATGGAATACCTCAACGGCTCCGCGCTCGTACTGATTGCGCTGCTCGTGTGGGCACTGTATAAGGTGCGCAACTCATGAGCATGAGCGCCCAAGAATTGGCAGCGTGGAAGCAATACGAAAAACGCTACGACACAGAAAGCAACTGTTTAAACTGTGGCGAAAACTTCTACGCTGCACACCAACCATCGTGTAAATGGTCAGATGATTGCGACCGTTTAAACACCGTCATATGTGGCGACTGCCTGCGCACCGATTGCGCTGGCTGCACCATGTGATACACTTCACCCATTAACCAACCAACAACAGACTGGAGAAAAAAATATGTGCGGAATCGCAGGCTACTGCCTAGACCCTAAGCACTACTCACGCATAACCACGAGCGACCTCGCAGGACAGATGCTCTACGACATAGAACACCGCGGGCAACACGCAACGGGCGCTGCATGGATTAACCCACGCAACGGACGGCGCGTTATTAGCAAGGCTGCAACAAGCGCGACTGACTTTGTACCTAAAGCAGGCTCACGCCTATGTGACGGCGCTACAACTGCAATCTTGCACACACGATGGGCAACTCAAGGCTCACCGAGTATCGCAAGCAACAACCACCCAATCCCACGCGGTAAAATCGTACTCACACACAACGGACACATCAGCAACGACACCGAATTGTTTAAACAACTAGGTGTTCCTCGTCTTGGTCAGGTTGACAGTGAGGCTGCTGCTGCACTGATTGCCTTCTCCGATGGCAAGCCTTGGGAAATCCTGCCCGAACTCTATGGCACGGCAGCGCTCGCATGGATTACACAACACGACCCACGAACGCTACACCTAGCCCGTGTCAATTCCTCCCCGCTATGGCTCGCCCAAGCAAACACTGGCTCGTTGTTCTATGGCTCCACACAGGAAACTGTAGAGAACGCTGCAATCATGGCAGACTGTGAGATTGATTGGCTACATGAAGCAGCAGAGGGCGAGTACTTCAAGGTGCGTGACGGTCATGTGACCGAGTATCAAACCTTCACACCTCGCACCTACGAACGCACAAACTGGTGGAGTAGTTATAGCCAGCCTGCCTACGCAACCGAACTTGACTACTTAGGCAGATACAACCAACGCAAGGCGGAAAAGTACGCTCGTTGGTGGGAGGACAAAGAGGACCTAGCCTTCTAATAGTTTAAACAAGAGAACCCTCGCCTGCGGCGGGGGTTTTTTTGTGCGCACAAATTGTAGCCACAATCTTTCAACTGTTTAAACACTACGAACACCAACCGCAGAAATGGACATCTTCTGGTGTCAACTGTTTAAACAACGCGTAAAATAATTTTAAAGTTTCTGGTTGTAAATGCTTGACTTTTGTTTTACATGTGCGCAATACTTACACCATGACAGAACAACAAAGAACACAGCAGGAAATCAACACACTTCGCGCTAAGTTATTTAACAAAGCCGAACACATACTGAGAGAACTCTATCGTGACGACTTTCAGATTATCTATGCCGAACTCTGCAGAGAGGCAGGCATTACAGTCCCACGCAACGACAAAGATGCAGTGCGTGCAAGATACCACCAACTAATCAAAGACATGAAACGACAGGAGAAATAAACAAATGTACCTAGCGACTGGAGAAATGGTAGGAATCATCATTGCATTAATCAGCGCACTAACCGTGCTTGGTTTTGCCATGAAAGATAACGCCCGTTTAAACAAGTACAACACATACCTACGCAAGCGTAACTTAGAACTTACCAAGCGCCTTGAGAACTCAGTAGAAAGACCTTTCTAATGACTACCCTTGACAAAGTTTACGGCATCAAAGAGTATTCATGTGCATGGTGCTTAGATAAGCAAGCAACGAAGTCATACATAGGAGTCATGACAAACGGTGAAACGGTGGAGTATCAGGTATGCAATGCCTGCCACAAGGAGCGTGTTTAAATGAGTACCTGCGGAGTCTGCGGTGGCACCATATCAAACACGCTCGTACCACACGGAGCAATCTGTGACGATGATGTAAAAGCACCAAGCATCAATGACCTAATGAAATCACTAGACGAAGAAGAAATGGAGGAAGAAAATGACTAAACGAAAGCCAGTCAAAGGAGTGGTCATACGACCCGATGGAACGCATGAGGAGAAGTTGTTTAAACAATTACCTGACTACCAAACAGGTGTTGATGGAACGATTGATGCCGTGCGTTTATACGATTACAACGGCATGGAAGTAGCCAACCTCTATGTGAATGATGATGGACTACTGATTGGCTTGCCACTGAATCCAATGGCGAGCGCTCTATCTTTCCTATTTGGCAACACGCCTCACCTTGTAGGCAATGTGGTTGCAGTGGGTAAGGCTGATGATGAAGGCTACGACACAGACCTTCCTGATTATTTAATTACACTGATACGAAACATCAGTGCCAAACGGGAACAGGTTGCATAATGTTTAAACGATTGGTCGCCATCTTCCTCATTGTTACTGCATCGGTAGCAATAGACGACAGGTTCTTTGACAAATCACATGTGCCTCTCACACCATCGGTGGCTGATGGCAAGGTGGCAGGCACAGTGGTCGCCTTTTATGAGAACGAATACCAGCGTTATGCGGTAGACATGCTCATACAAATGAACAAACTAGAACAATGGACATGCCTCTACACATTATGGACACGAGAGAGCAACTGGAATCCACGCTCGCTCAATCGCAAGTCAGGCGCGTATGGAATCGCACAGTTCATGCCAGCAACATGGAAACTTGTAGGGTTTAAACGCACTGATGATGGGTTCATTCAGGTTGAGGCAGGACTTGCATACATACAGCGTAAATACGGTGGCAATATATGCAAGGCACTAGGCTCAAATCTATCAAGAGGGTGGTACTAATGGACGAAGAATATAAAAAAATGCTATTGGGTGTAAAAATTCACCTGATTAAAAACAGTATGACATACAATGCTGAGGTGGAACCAGTTGTGATACGACCAGTAAATCTTGATGTCTTAGTCGCAACAATTTGGGAATACTTGACAGGAGCGGGCTATGCAAGTACCTCCAAAATTTCATAGAGTTCGCAAGGCTCTGCGTTTAAATGACCGTGTGTATTACACGCTGTCGTACAACGCACGCAACTTTGAAGGTGCTAAATGCTTTGGAGTACCGACCGAAGTTTTCTATCCGCTAACGGATAAGTTCACACCTGAGGAGGAGCGCTACATAAGGGAGCGAGTATGCGGTGGCTGCCCAGTCATTGAAGCCTGCGCCGAGTGGGGATTAGCCCACGAACGCTACGGTATATGGGGTGGAATGACACCAGTAATGCGTGATAGGGAACGCAGACGGCGTAAGTGGGGACTAACCGACCCTGCCTTGAGTAACAACCAAAGATAGGTTAGACTAGAACAGCAAGCACCGCCTAGGTACCAGTCCCGAAAGCGGTGCTTGTTTATTTATGAAGCAGATTTATCGCCAGTAATAATACGGATAGCCCAGTCAAGACCAGTGTTTAAACCTTTAGACCATTCATCTTTCTCTGCAATCTTTGAGTACTCAATCTTCTGTACAAACTTTTGTATGAACGCCTTGTGCAGAAGGTTAAACCTTTCAGTAAATTCATCTTCTGTCATAGTTTAAATACATTGTGCATGAGCATAAATATCTCATCAGACAAATCATCAAGACTTCCATCGTTATAGATGGCGCGTTTAAACATGTGATTATCTAAAGCGTGTTCACTGATATGGTCATTGACTGCAGTGTGGTTGTGTCTATTGATACGCCATACTTCCCCGCCTCTGTCCTCAATCATGCGTGCTTCATTAGGAAAGCGCACATCAGGTATGACGATGCGTTCATCGTCACCGATTGCATTAAACAAACGCCACACCCACACATCTTCATGGATTAACTTACGCCCGACTTCAGTGCCCATGACTTGTAGTAATCGGCGCACTTCATCTTTAGCCTTGGCTATCTCCCACCCATACATCTGGACTATCTCGTTTAAACGGTAACCATCGTGAAGAATGGGGTTCAACGCAAGCAACGCCTGTCTTATTCCATCTGCAAATGCCATTCGTTTAAACCCGTAGTTAAGTACGAGCAACTCTGCAACTGTATCCTTACCACTGCGGGCATAACCGCTCAATCCGATAATCATTAGTAGCCTTTCTTTCTATCATTCCACCAAAGTAAAACATGAGCAGCAATAATTCCCAAGACACCACCTAGTAACAAAAAGAAAATAAAGTGATAGTTCATTCGTAGTCCTCCTTGTATGGGTCGTCTAACTGTTCTTTGTTGCAAGTCATACACCAGTAGTACTCAACTGGGTCGTCAATGCCATCACCTGCTAGTGTGCCAATCCAAAAATGGACACCAAATAAACACTTTAATCTGTTGTAATAATGCCAAAAATAAATCATTCTTGTTCCTCTTGGTTTCTAATCTCTGCTCTTGCTTCTGCATTACTACGAACACGCCTACGCCCACGCCACAGCGGTGCTTCGCCACCTAATCTGTCTTGCAACTTGGTTAACGCACGCTTGACACGCTTACGCATGGCTTCCTCAGTAGTTCCGTAGGATTCTGCGAGCGCACCAAATTCCATACCACCATCGGCATAGCGCATACGCAGTAGGTTTTTATCGTTCTCGTTTAAACGGTCTAGCCCTGCTGCAACATCTGACAATAGCGCCACACGATTGCCACCTTCTGAAGGTTTAGCACTGCGTGAAATGTATTCACTGCTCATGTCAGGGGTATCAGTCCACCCTTGGTGAGTCCAAACATCACGCAATAGTTCATGCAACACCTCATGCGTGTAGTAGAAACTGTCATTCATGGGTGAGCGTGACAAATGCGAGCGCTCTTTAGCAACATACTTTTGTGCTTCGTTATAGAAAGTCTTGCGCAGTTTAAACTTCAGACTTTCTTCTGCACTCCACTGCTCTATCTTGTGCCAGTGTTCAAGCGCCCACAAGGATAGGTGCTGGTACAAATCATCAGTGGTTACGATGCCACGGTGCATACGATTGGAACGGGTTGCAACCTGACGGGCAACACCGTAAATAGTTTCCCAAATCTTATCTTGGCTATCCATCTTTTTGTTCTGCTTTCTCGTTCTTTAACTTACGCATCGCCATAAGTAAATCATCTACGGTTATGAGATAACCCTTGCTTTTATTCGGTGGAATCTCGCAGGTAATCTCACGACCAAACTCTTTAACTGCATACAACACATGCGAGGTGGGCACCATAAGTACGCCCTGCTCCAACACAAATGCCCAGTAGTCAGCCTCAGTTACCATCACACCTGATGGTTCCCATGACTGCGACTTCATATACCAACATTCAACTTCAACATAAAGATTGTTAGTGACCCACCACTTGCGGTCACGCTTGACTTCAACCTTCCTGCCTTGGGTTAGCAACTCCTCAACAAGTTGTTCACCCTTACGACCGTAGCCAAAGTCCAAATCAAATGAGGAGTTCTTCGCCAAGTTTAAACACCCACTCGTTTGCGCAATCCCTCTGCTCCTTCGGCAAGGAACACATCGTTTACATCTTGGTTATCGGGCATGAACACGGGGAATACATTGTCCAATTCACGGGTGATTGTCTTAGCCATCTCCTTGCCTGCGTTATCACCATCGCAGAACAACATAATCTTTTCCCAGTCAGCAAGAACACGAGAGTAAAAAGGTTTCCAGTTGTTAGCACCAGGCAATCCGACTGCAGAAAAGCCAACCTGTGTAGCAATGACGGTATCTAATTCGCCTTCGCAAATCACAAGAAAATCTGTGTCATCATTGAGCGCTTGAACATTGTAAATGTGGGTGCTGGCTCCTGGTCTTGATAGATACTTTGGTCCACTGTCATTGTTTAAACTACGGAAACGAATGTCAATCACACCTGATGGAGTCAAGTAAGGGATAGCCAACTTACCAAGGTAAGGTTCATGTCCCGCTTCAGGATTCGCCACGAAGCCGAGGCGGAACATACGAGCCGTTGCCTCTGCTATACCGCGACTCGCTAGATATGGCAGTGCTTCGCTTAGGCTTTCTTCGTAGTTCTCCGTTGCTTTCGCCAGTAATTCTCTCTGCGATTTTGAGAGCCTCGCCATAGGTAACTCCTTCTCGTTTCATAATGAGTGAATACACATCGCCTGCCATGTCGCAAGCAAAACATCTAAAGCCACCGTTATCTATGTTTAAACGAGCAGACTTTACATGGTCATTGTGGAAGGCGCAACGCACTGATTGCCACCCGCCACGGTTAGTAGAGATTACAAATCCGTAGTGTTCTAATACTTTTACAATGTCATGCTTAGAGGTTGGCGAGGACATCACTGAGTTTCTGAACGACATACGCTTCACCAACTCCCTTGTTGCTCGCCTTAATAATCACCAGTGGGGTAGGTGCAACGGCTAGTCGTTTAGCAACTCGGTAGTTCTCTGCCTCAATCTCTGCCTCACGAATCCAACCTGATAAGTCAATGCGACCATCACGGCGTGGAGCCTTGGCTTCAACAACATAGGCACCGTTAACTCCTGGAACAAACACATCACCAACATCATTGCGACCTGCACGAGGTAAGCGTTGTGCGTTTAAACCTTGCTCCATAAACCAATCGGTTAGGTCAATCTCCCACGCTGCGCCTCTACGCTTGTTGCTCTTTTGCTGACTCACGCTCTCTCCTCTCTGCTGCTTCAACTGCTGCCCAGTACAGGTTGTAATAGGCATCATCAAATGCAAACCGTTTCATGTGCTTAGCAATCACACCAGTGTGGGCATGTACGGGTATACCCGCAGCCTTAACCTTACGGAAAAAGGAAATGTCCTCACCAATAAACTTCTCGCCACGCTCGTTGTTCTCACCAAACCAAAACTGATTTGGGAACTTCTCGTTTAAACTTTTGAGTACGCTCTTGTGCATCATCACTAGACCCATACCCGCATTGTCAACCTTTACTACTTGGTTCTTAGGTAAAGGATGGAGATAACTAATCTCATACTCGTTGCCTGTTTCATTAAAGACACATGGCATAGGCTGCATGAGTGAGCCTTCCATATTCTTGCTAATGAAGTAGACACCGCTAACTACGGGGCGGGCAACTTTGTCAGCCGTATCCCATAGAGTCTTGAGCATCTCTTTGGTTAGCACAATGTCAGAGTCAATCCATAACGCCCAGTCGGTGTTGACCTGTTGCCACATCTCTATGGCAGCCTGTCGCTGACGAGCAATCTGATTACCCTGAACACGGATAGCGTTATTAACTGGCACGCCAACGCTTGCTGCGTGAATCAATGTGTAGACCAAGCCTTCAGTGAACTTGCCATCGGTTGTGCCGTTGTCACACCACACGATAGATAACATCTCTTTGTTGCTATGAGCCATGGTTATGAATCCTCTTTTCAGACTTATCAATAACTGTCATTGCGTTCTCGGCTAACTCTTTAAAGTTCTCCGACATAAGAACTAGTTTTTCTGCGACTTCTTTTCTGCATCCTTCGTCACATTCTTCCCTGAGATGAGAAGCAAGTTGTTCCACATAGTCAGCAAACTGGAGTGACTCAAGCCAGATGGCAGAGGGGTTGAAGATTTTGTTTGTCGCTTCATCAACATATTCCACAAAGTTAGGAAGTTCATTCAGTAGAGTTTCCTTGAGTTCCTGTGGAATGTTCGCCTGTTGTATCGCTTCCTCCACCATCTCTGGTGTAATTGACTGTTCCGTTTTCCAGAAATTCTTTGAACTCATCTTCCGTGAGGTCCTTGCATTGACCCGTTTTCTCATCCCGCCAAACATACGCTCTCCATCCTACGGTCCAGTTAAACTCTTTTGGCATAAACATTAGTTGTGCTTTTATATCTGTAATCAATGTCTTAGTTGGCACCGTTACAACATCTGAAGTAAGTGAGCCACGCATCTGACCTTCGTTGCCTACCTCTGTCAGTGTCCATCTAGAATTCGTCATAATCATCCTCATATTCGGGTTCTTCAAAATCAATAACAACATCTATGACTGCCATTGCAACGATGATTGCTACTGCAACGAGTATGCCGAAGGCTGCAATGATGGCAAGTAAAGTTTTCATGGTGCTACCAAGTCCTTAATCTGCATACTGGCAGGGTCGTAAGCAAGCCACACTGGTGTGGCACCGTTCGCATCGGCAGGTCCGTATCGGTTTTTCACAGCACACACACCCATTGATGCAAGTTGTCCATGAACCGTTAGTATGAGCGAAGGAGTCTGCGCAATTTTGCCATGCAACGCAGAGCGTGGCGGGCAAGGATTACCATTGACACCTTCACTTGTATGGTGACATACAACGACAGCAGCGCCAGTATCTCTAGCCCACCACTTGAGTTCTCTCATAAGTGTGCGTAATCCGCCCCACTCATCTTGTCCATCAAGGGTTACATCTACTGCGTTATCAAGCACAATGAGTTCAACATCTTTACCGAGGCGCTCACGAGAGGCAAGGATTGCATCCTCAACATCTTTAAGCGTAGGTGCTGAATCAAACTCCCACATGATGTGGTCAGCAGGCTTGAGCATTTGTGCTGCCCATTCTCTATCTGCTTCCATCATTGGTTCTACTTCTGCCTGTGTCCTACCAGTTAACATCGCAAGTAAACGCAGACTCATAGTATGAGAGTGCGTATCTGCTGAGATGTATAGCGTTGGTACTTGCACATGCACTGCAAGTGACAGAGCAAGTGTTGATTTACCAGCCCCTGGAGGACCAGCAATCATGCTTACTTCGCCCCGTCTAAACGCTATCTGCTGCTCCAACATGGAGCGCCACACTGTTGGAAGCGTGGCACCCCCTGCTGATGCAGTCCTGATTGCGCGAGAAAGGAGGCGCATGAACTATACGGTTACCTTGTGTTGGCAAGCCTGACCCTGTGGTTTAGGGCAAGCGTAGAACGCCTTATATGGGCGACCAGTTGACTTAGCAATACCTGCTGGTACAAAACGCATTGGTCCTGAACCGCAAGCGCAGTCAGGTGCGCCTGCTGCTGGTGCTGGTTGTACTGGGCGTGGTGCTGCGGTTGTGCCTTGTACTGGCACTGAGTTTGGAAACGCATCCTTGACAACTGCCATACCTTCTACAGTTTTCTCAAGGTCAACTAGAGCAGCAAGGCGCTGTGTTAGTTGGTCAAGTAGCAAGTCAAGTTCAGCACCATCGGTGGCACGAAGGTTAATCAACATGCCATCTTTCTTGGTCTTGAAGTTGATTTGGATTGGTGAGTTTTCACTCATCTGTATCTTCTCCTAGTTCGGGGTATTTGTGTGATTCGGAACCATTAACTGCATAGCATGCGTGATTGACAGAACATGTACCGCACATAAAGCCTGGCTGTGGGATGAAGATGTTGTTGTCTACCGCAGTCTTAAAGCCCTTAACCTGTGAGGCTAAGCGCCGTTCAGTGTAGTGAGATAAGTTTACTGGCTCGGTTAACTCACCAGTACGAGCCATGAAGTAGGCACCCTTAACAGGGCGGATACCCATAGCCTTCTCGCACATAATCGCGTATGTACCTAATTGGGTGTAGGTAACAGGTGGCTTACTTGAAGTCTTAAGGTCAACGACTACAAGTTCCCCATCGGGAGAAACCATAAGTCGGTCAAGAAATCCTTTCATCAAGACTCCACCGATTTCTACATTGAGTTCAGTTTCAATGGCTGCTTCACCACCTGATAGCAGGTATGGCTGGTACCCACTATCCTGTCTAAACTGAATCCAAAAATCCACCATCTTGGGTCCATTGTCCAACCACCATGAAGCATCCTCTTTGTTGGGATATGCCTTGGTAGACCTGCCACCAGCACGGAACGGCATGCCGTTGTCAGCAAGACGATAGTTCTCCTCCCACCGTGCAGCAAATACTGCAGTGGGGTCAAACCCATCGGGATTAGTGTCGTATATTTCTGTTGCCTCATGTAAAGATTTACCCCCTACTAGCCAGTAGGATGGGTTCTCAGGCACTTTCTGTATGCGGGTAAGGTAGAACGACCAGCCACAGTTAAGCCATGTACTCATGGCGCTGTGGGAGATATATCCCTTCCCTGTTTTTTCTTCTAGTGTCATAGCAATAGAGGAGTTTACATGCACCTCGCTCCTCTATCCTGCGACACGCCGAGAGAACTACACGGCTGTAATTCAAAAATCAGTATACTCCTGTTCGTGCAGAACGGGTTAAGTGTATGTGTCTGCTGAAGCGTAAGCGAAAGCAGAGCGTAGTTAAGCACAGTTATCGTGGTATTCCAACTCATGCCTGTCCCTGTGGTTCAAAAGTTTTGAAAGTCGCGTGCATCTTTGAAGATGGGGAAATCATACTTTGGTTTACAGAAGCGGAATGTGCGCTATGTGGTGCTGAATTGACAGCACCTACTCCACTTGATAATGTCGGCACGCCTTGAAGTAATAGGGGAAGTTATTTCAGGGTACTTTCTACTAACGGACAACTAAATAAAAAAAGACCCCCGCTATCAAGATTTCTCTTGACGGCGGGGGTCTTTTTGTTTAAACA